TAACAGCCTTTAAGGAGGTGAAAATATGAGCAGAAAAAACAAGCAGTTCTGGGAGTCAGTCGCAATGAACAACGCTACATGGGCGCAGTACGCGAGACGACTTACGGAACTGAGCATTTCCATGTTCGAGTGGAAGAACCTCCCTGATAGCGTAGACCCTAGATTTCTAGAGCTTACACTGTTCGGTGACGGACAGGCTGTGTTCTTTAAGGACGAAGTTATGGGCTACCTTGCTTTGCAGTGCGCGGCAAACGGTAACTTTAACCAGTATAGAATCCCGACGAGAAGAAGAGCCTATGCTGTTAATGGCTATCAGAAGGATTTGGATATGAGCGATAGTGTTATTATCTATAACAACTATCTGAGAACCAACAGTTGGCTTGACGTGCAAATGTTCGCAAAGAGGCTATATAAT